CTTGCCAGGCTTATTCCTCGGGCGTGTCGTCATCGCGCAGCGGCAGTGTTACCAAAAACACCGCAACCCCTACGATAATCAGTAACCCTGTGATTTTTTTTGCTGATCCATCTAGGGTGAAATACGCGATAAGTAGGCCTACATAAGTGTAAGTGTCAGCCGTTATTGCTGACACATACTTGCGTAGCCATCTCATTTTATTCTCCTTATGCTTGTTGCTATTTGACTAACTAGGACCGCACTAATAACAACGGCTTGGGATTCCTCACGTTGTTCTGGTGTCATGTCCGAGCCAATATTCATAATTGCCTCAACGCTTTTGGCCAGTTCCTCAAAGCCCGGGATCGCCAGAAGCTGTGTCGGTACTTCCAATGTGACCTCTTGCGGATCTAGGCTTGGAGTCGGTATTGGCTCAATGCTTGGGATCGGAGTGGGCGATGGTGCGGCGGTTGGTTCGGGTGTTTCTACAACTGGCACTGGCGTTGGCTCTGGTGATTCTGTTTGTGTTGGCTCTGGTGTGGGCTCTGGCAGCTGCGTTGGTTGCACTACTGGGTCAATGGCTGGTTCGCTAGGTGTTGGACTTGGCAAAGTCTCTGGGGTTTGTGTTGGCTCTGGCGTGGGTTCTATCGATGGTTCGAGAGTGGGTGTAGGTGATGGTTCGTCACTTGGTAATGGTGTCGGCTCGATGGTTATGGTTTGGGTTGGTAATGGTTCTGGTGTTGGCAAAGTCCCTGCGTAATACCTTTGCGGACTATCGACAGGCAGGGAGTCGCTTATGTAAATTGTGTATGGGCCAGCCCAACCACCCTCACAGTAGAGTTGGGCAATGTTCCCCCGACCCTCAAAGTATGGGTTCGAGTTATCCCAACCAGTCGAAAATGTCCTCTGCTCGCCAGTAATTGGATCGCCACAAGTAATGTCGGCAAAGCCAGTTGCTGCGAATGCTTTGGGCGGTTGCAATAGCATCGTGAGCCCTACGATGAAAGCGACTAACGCCACTCTCAAAGGTTTATTCATTAGACCAATTTGGCCTTGATCTGCCTGCCGTCTAGGACTATCGGCGCAGCTGAATCATGCCAGATCCAAAAGCCGACCGGCATCGATGGATCACAGTCGATGGTGTGTGACCAGTGCAGATGATAAACCTTGCCATCCCAGCCGCCGATGTTTTTATCATCGTGACCAGTTTCATCTAGTTTGTCTGTGCCAGGGTAACGACCAAAACGGCCTCGCAATACTTTGCCACCTTTGCTGAACTCAACGCGCAGGATTGTGATCCATTCCCACTGGCCAGCCTTGTCTACCTTGTATGCAATGCCTTTTGGATATTCGACCCATGTCCATTCCTTTGGCGGAATTGACTGCTTAGATTTGCCAGACTCAACTTTCCAAAGTTGGCTCATTTTTCTAGTTTCTTATCGGCATCAGTAAAGATGTCGTTGATCTCTGCATCATCGAGGTTGCCGTCTTTTAGGAATGCCCGAGCAAGTCCCTCGATTACTACGGCTACGCCACCAATGCCAGCGATGATGATTGCCTTTGCTGGCTCTACACCTGCTACGGCTGATGCGCCTACGACTGACAGGCTACTAGCTGCAAATACTGCGACCATTCTTAATAAAATGTTTTTAGTTTTGTTCATGATGCCAAGATGTCCTTTGGGTCTAGGTCCTTACCAGCGGACCAGCGAATATTGTCGCGCATTTCAAAATGCAAGTGTGGGCCTGATGAGTTTCCTGTGTTGCCGGACTCGCCAATGATCTGCCCCTTTGTAACGGTTGCCCCTGGCTTAACTCTGACTTTGTTTAGGTGTGCATAGATTACCCAGCCACCATCGACCTTTTGCACAGCCTGGTTGCCGTATGACTTACCCCAGTTAGCGTTCTCGATCTTGCCCTCAGCTACTGCTAGGACTGGTGTGCCAACTGGCACAGCAAAGTCGACACCTGTGTGATAGCCCTTGGACCAAATTTTGCCTGGCTTCTTGTAGGCAGTTGTGATCTTGCCATTCTTAATTGGTAAGGCCATGATTGCCCTTTCGTGTCATGGCCCTGTGGTGATTGTTAAAGTGCCGCGATTTCCTCGGCGGTTAGTCCTAGGTCTGCAAGTTTCGATAATGCGCTGGCGCGTGCTGCGATTCTTGCTTCTAGTTCCGCTTGTTGCGTTGCGGTGTCCGATTGAATTGCTTGATATGCCGCATATTCATCGTCAGTCATTGCGCGAACAACATCATCAATCTGAATTTTTGGTTTTGTTTGTGTGGTTGCCATTTTAAGATCCATATCCGTAGACTCTGACAGTTCCGCCAGTCATTGTGCCAGCTGAAAGAATGATTTCAAATCCATCAAATGTGTCTACGACATTGTGGAAACCATTCGCCGATTCTCCTACTTGCTGGGGTGTACCATCGAACCCAGCATTGTCGTATTTATAACCCGTTTTAATGTTGGTTTGTGGCGCAAAAAATTCTAAACGCGAAAAAATAGAACCACCCGAGGTATTGGTGCGGGCAAAAGCTTGGCTGGTTGCTGTCTTTGAATCGTTACTTAATGAAGCCGATACCGAAATATAACCATTTGAGCGGTATTCAGTAGCACTGTTTGAAGTACCTGCTTTCCTCAATCTAAAACTCAAAGTTCCTGTTGACGTAAAAGTTGAACTGTTGGTATTAAGCAGGACCAAATAGTTTTGATATGTAGTCGTAAACACATTATTAAAAACAATACTTGAAACTGTTGTTCCGATTGTCGTTGTGTTGATTAACTTTAAACCTTGACCGAGACCAAAGACTGTCGCATCAATAGCATCGCCCAATGCCTCAATGGCTGTTGCGCCATCCTTGACGTAATCGGTGCTGGTTGGTACTGGCCAGCCGTAGTTCGGTGTGGTTGTTGCCATTATAGATCCTGCCATTCTGTGGTACTAGGAGTATACCCCGCCCATGTAACGGTTGGCGCGATTTGCAGCCAAACTTGGTTCGGGTATGTCTCGGAAATTGCCGAGCAAATCAATGTCATGTTGGCTGTGTAGCGATCAATATTCCACTTGATGCCCTCAACAAAGCCATCAAAAGTTCCACCAAATACTGCTGGTAAATCTTGTGTGTAAACAGCTGATCCAACGTGCATCAAAATCAGCGCATCACGGGTGGGATCGCTAACCGTTGGGCTGTGCAGTGGGACAGTAAGTTCCTCGGGGTATGTGCGTGGGTAGGCGCGACTTTCCAAAAATGCGTCAGCCTGACTTTGGGCATCTGCCCCGTTTTCTAGCTGCGTAGATCGGTTGCCTGATAACACGCCAAATGATTGTTGGCTGGTGTAATCCTCGGCATACTTTTCTTGATTGTTCTTGTAGGTCAAGGTCACGTCATTGACGATCTCTGACCACTGGGCGGCCTGTCGCAGTCCTACGGCTAGTAAGTCATCATCAGTAAGGGTGAGCGGTGTCTGTGTCGCTCTGGCTGTGTATGACTCGTAATGAATTGACCCGTCAGGGGCTTCATACAGGAATCCTCGGCCAGACTGGGCCGCATTCTGGGCCAGCGTCAAGGCATTGGCCACGCCATCGCTGTAAGCGGTCAGCTCGTATGTGCCGGGTGTATCAATGTCTGCCATTAAATCATCAACCAAAGTCTGGTTAGTTCCACCCCAGTTGGCCCATGTGGCAAGACTGCTCACAGCTGACCAAGTTAAAGTTGGCACGACTTCCGACCAACTTTCTAGGAATGCATCTGAAAGAATGTTCAATATTCGCGTGCCGTCAAACTCTTTGGCAAATCCGAGTCCGCCAGTTGTGTAGCGATTGAGCAGGGCTAATGGGCCAACGGCTGTGATGCTGTAAACCGCTACCGATCCCTCACTGCCATAAGCATCAAGGCTGATGTCAAGATCAGAGATTGTGCCTGTGTAGATCGTGCGGTAGGTGTTGGTCGAGTCCTTGACTTGGATCTGAATGCTGTCAGATAGGTTGACGTTTAGAGCAGTATCGGCATCAGTCCAAAGCCTTACATTCGCAATGCCAACTAGGGCTTGCTCGTAGATGTCTCGGCGACCCAGGCTTATTGAAATGTTGCTGATCGTGTTATCTGCATACTCATTGACCCCAGCAAAGATTACCTTTGGGTAAGGCGTGTATACGGTCACAGTGTTGCCCCAACAAAGTTCACTGCGCCTGTGCGCCTTGCGCTGTCTTGCAGCAACTTCTCGATGGAACGGCGAGCAGATTCACCATCGATAATACCGTTCATGATTATGGTTACGCCTTGGCCACTGCCGTTGTCGGGGCGGATTGATCCCGAGCCACTTGGGACAAATGTTTCAGGGCCAAACTCGCCAACGCGATAAGCCTGTCCACCCATTACTGATCCACCAGCTGCTCTTGCCTTTGGTCTAGGCGTAAATCCTGCCTCTGGCAGATTTATGTTGAGGGGATTTTGAATAAATCGCAATGCAGGCAGGGCGGCTTGGTAAGCATTAGAAATAGCGTTGATTGCATTTGCAACTGTTTCTAATGATGCTGCAATTCGTTCCATCATGCTGGCAGCACCCGGGCCACCATCTGTGACAGTTGAGAATAGATTGCCAAAAGCATCAGTAACAGCACGCAATGCGCCACCTAAACTGAATGCGCCATCGCCCTCAAAGTTTCCAGCTAATTCTCTCGCACGATTACTCAATCCCTCTGGGTCCTCGCCACTAAAGCCCTTGGCAACTTTGTTAACTTCCTCTAACAATGTTTTCATGGTTGGTAGTAATGCCACACCAATAGACTCTTTAAGTTCGCCTACGCGCTCTGTGACAATAGCCAACTGCCCTGCATAAGTTTCGGTATTGGCTTTAGCTGCGCCGCCAAATAACCGTACAAGTTCATCTTGGACTACATTGAAATCTTTAGTTTTCTTGATGTTTTCATCAAGTGGAATGCCCAATTTGGTTAGCGCCCCGATGTTGCCGTTGTAAGCCTTGGCAAGAGTCAGGGATACCGTTTCAAGATCCTTGCCAGTAGCTGCGGAAATGTCCATTGCAAGGTTAGTAAGTTGTTGAGCCTTGCCAACGTCCCCAGTGGCTCGGGCTAAGTTTGCCAATGCCGGGCGCAACTTGGTGTCGGCTACGCCAAAGGCCAATTGTTGCTTGGTGATGTAAGCCTCGGTGGACTTTATCTGTGCATCGGTGGCGTTGGTTGTGTTCTTTAAGGCCTCGGCAAGTTGCTTTTGTGATGCTTCATCCTCGACTGCCGCCTTGACACCATCAATACCAATCTTGACTG